CGGTGAGCATTACGATGGAGTCCAAAAGGAAATCATCGGTAATCACATCGCTGTTGTTCGCCGGGGCCGCGCTGGCCCGCAGGTGAAGCTTCATCTTGATAGGCAAGATGCTGCTGACCCATCTTTATTTCAAACAACTGAGGAACGTCTTATGACTGCCAAGGTCGTATTCGACGGCGCCGAGTTCGAGGTGAGTGAGAGCGTTGCTCTTGCTATCACCAAAGAACGGGAAGATGGCCGTATGTCCTACGAGGACATGAAGAAAAAGTACGACGAGCTGCAAGCCGCTGCCGATTCCATGAAAGCTGACATGGCCACCATGGAAAAGGAAATGAAGGGCAAAATGGATTCCGCTGAAGGGCGGGCCGATGCTCTGGCTGAGCAAGTCGAAGAATTGAAAACTGAACTCGCTGCCGCCCAAGAAATCAATTTTGATTCCATGGTTGAAGAGCGCGTGGCCCTCATTGAGAAAGCCAAGCCTGTTCTGGACAGCGCCTATGAATTCGCTGGCAAAACTGCCCGTGAAGTGATGGTTGATTCCATCAAAGCAGTGCGTGGTGATGAGCTTGATCTTTCTGAGAAGAGCGATGACTACGTGCAGGCAATGTTTGACACTCTTGCCGAAGCAGATCGTACAGATTCTGCCACCACTGATGAGCTGCGTAAAGCCGTAGCTTCCATCGCTTCTCCTGTTTCTGCTCCGTCCGCCTATATGGACATGCTGCAGAATGCTTGGAAGAAGCCCCTTTCCATCTCCAAGGAGGCTAAGTAATCATGGCCGTAGTTTTCTCTGCCTCGGGCTCCCCTACGGCAGGTGGTGTGCAACAGACTTATGCTCTGGAGCATGACGCACTGCTCGAAGGTCAACTGTCCGACATTCGTGATAACACGATTATCACCCGCGTTAATGAAACCGCCGTCGTCATTCCTTTCGGTAATGGCGTGGTGTATGACAGCACTGGTACTGGTGGTACTGGCGCTAAAACTCTTTCCGCTTCCGGCGATACCTTCCTGGGCGTGAACGTTCTCACTTATGTGGACGAAACCGCTGTGGATGCAAATAGCCGCCCTGGCGTGAAGGTGGATCAAGTGATGAACGTGGCTAGCGAAGGCGCAGTTGCTGTGTATGTGCATGGTGCTGTTAATCCTTCCACTGCTGTTCGCGTGATTCACACTGCTACTGGCGTCAAGTACGCTGGTCGCTTTAATAATGCCGCTATTGCTGGCAAGACCGCTGTTCTGTCGAATGCTCGTTATCTCACCACTACCACTGGTGACGGTATTGCCATTCTGGAACTGAACGGTCCTTCGTTCACTCTCACTGGCGATTCCTGATAGGAGGTCTTAACCATGTCTGAATTCCGTATGGATGATGCGGGTCTGTTCCTTGAGCGCCAGCTTGAGTACATCCGCCCCCAAGTTTTTGAAGTGCAGTATGCGGATATTAAATATCCGACCATTCTGCCTGTTACAAGTGAAGCTGGTCCTGGCGCCCAGACCTTCACCTATCGCATCATGGACTCCACTGGTGAGTTCAAGCTGATTGCTGACGCAGCCGATGATCTGCCCCGTGCCGACATCAGCCAAGTCGAGAAGAGCATCAACATCCGCTCTTTCGGTGGTTCCTTCGGTTACACCGTGCAGGAACTGCGTGCTGCTCAAATGGCCAACATCGCTCTGGAGCAGCGTCGTGCTGCTGCCGTGCGTCGTGCCTATGAGGAGAAAGTGGAAGACGTGGCTCTGTTCGGCGAGAGCAGCGTTGGTCTGTCTGGTTTCTTCAATAACTCCACTGTGGACGTTGTTGCTGCTGATAAGTGGTTCACCGATAGCGGCACCACTGCTCAGGAAATGCTGGAGCTGCTGAACTATGGCGTGAGCGCCATTATCAATGCTTCCAAGATGAAGGAGCAGCCCGACACGATCCTCATGGCTTATGAGGACTACAACAAAGTTTCCACCACTCGCAATTCCGACTCTTCGGACGTGACTGTGCTGGAATACTTCCTGCGCACCAACCCCTACATCCGTAATGTTGAGCCGCTCAACCAACTGGATGCTGGTAATAGCGTGCTGAATACCAACCGCATGGTTGTGTACAAGCGCGATCCTGAAAAGGTGCAATTGCACATTCCTCAACCCCTTGAACTGTTCCCGCCCCAACAGCGTGGTCTTGAGTTCATTGTTCCCGCTCATGCTCGCGTGGGTGGTGTGGCCCTGTACTATCCCAAGAGCGTCATCTACGTTCAAGCTTCGGCCTGAGGATAGTTAATCAAGCGAGGGACGTTAAGCTATGGACAATTGTTTCTTTTGAACAATGCTCATTGCTTATCGTCCCGAACTTGAAAACCCGCCCCGTGAAGGCGGGTTTGGCATTATTACGCAAACAGGCATGATTCAACTCACGCCTGGTCTTAATCAAGACATCCCTGAAGGTCAATGGAAGGTAGCCCGTGAAAATAAGGCAGTAAAACGTCTTATGAATATTGGGGCTATTGAGGAAGTGCGCGAGCAAATCATGGTGGAAGACATTCCTCAAGATGTGCAAACTCTTTCTCAAATGCCAATGGTGGAAGCCATTCGCATGATTGAGCTTATTCACGATCCTGACCAACTGAATGGCTGGAAAAAGATTGAAGGGCGTGTCAGAGTGCGTAATGCCATTAATAAGCGCATTGAAAACATTCGCATTGGGAAAGCCTGATTATGGCCGTAACTTATGCAGGTTTTCTTGAGCGGTTTCCTGAATTCACTCCCCACCCATCGGGAATTGTGAATGGTGCCATTTCTGAAGCCACTTTTGATGCTTCGGAAGATGTGTTTGGAGACCAAACTGATAGGGCAGTTAAATTTCTTGCTGCTCATATCATTGCCATTCAACTTGCACAAATGGGCATTCAAATTGGTGCCACTGATGGCAAGGTTTATGGTGAGGGGCTTGATGCCACTCAATATGGTCAAGAGTTCAAGCGGATGTTAAATCTGCTGCCTTCCTCTTCTGTTGGTTTCGTTGTATGAGCAACTTCCTGGAGCCACTTGCTAACGCTACTTTGGTGTGGTCAGTGGCTTCAGGCTATGCGCTTGATAGCGACACTGGAAATTACGTGCCAGTTGCAACGGGCATCACTTATTATGCATCGTTAAGACAGAAGCGTAATCCTCAGTACGATTACTTGCTTGGTGCTGATCAGACTGCCGTCTACATGGAAGGTCGTCTTACTGCTCCTCTTACGCTTTCGGGCGTCACTCCTGGAGACAGCGCACAAGCAACAATCAATGGAAGAGAAGGGCGTTTTGAGCTATTGCCAAACGAGGAGATTGCTATTCATTATTGGCAGTTCCTCGGCACACCAATTAGGGGAATTTTTAGACTAATTGGCAAAGGAAGCGTAGACAACGCTTAATCATTCTTTCCATCGCTGAGGATCTTCTCATGCTTTACCATCCCACAGAACTGGTGAAGAGCCAAGACGTGATCGTGCGTGTTGGCGCTATTGACGGGGTTGCACGCCCTGTTATCACCCAAAGTGGCGCCACTTTCACTGTTAGCGGCGCTCCCACTCTTTACACTCTCCAAGCTGCTACCACTGCTTCTGTTGCCTTCAATGATGGCAACCAAGAATTCTATCTGCTTGGTGGTGGCGGTTTCGCTGATAGCGTCATTGTTACCAGTCAGGCCACTGCTTCCGTCACTTCTTATTTCCAGAAAGATGTTGATGGCAGCACTTTCCTTCCCGATAGTTTTGACGAAGCTTTCCAAGTGATCAGCGCTTCGCGTTATAACAAAAACCACGAAGTGTACGTTGAAATTAACAAGCAGCTTGGCGCCTCTGGTAACACTTACTACTATGATCGCGTGGCATTTGTTGCTTGTGTGATGAACTACAACGAGAGCTATCCCGCTGATAACCTCGTGGAATGCACCTTTGATTTGATCAGCCGTGGTCGCATTGGCATCCACCAGAATGCTGAAGAAACTGGCTCGATCATTCCTTCTGCTCCTAATAGCTGATTCAGCTTTCCATGGTTCTTTGCTAGCCTCTCCTTACGGGGAGGCTTTTTATTGTGAACATTGCACAGCTCCGGGAAGTTGTTACTGAACTACTTTCTGCATCGCCAAATTTAATTGGCACCTATACATTGCCAAATGGTTCAACGCTTCCTGCTGTGTATGTAACGGGCAGGCAAAGTGTGCCTAATGAATGGAAAGTGAAAGGGCTGGAAGTGACCATGAGGGAGTTTCCAATTATCAATCCTGGCTCTCCATTGGGAGGGACGGTGAAAGTTAGTCAAGTGTGGGAAGTAATTTTGACTCAATTTACGCCTAGTAGCAATACGCTTGCCACTGCAATGGACAGAATGGTTAGGAGATTTCCAGACTCTACGCCACGCTATTTCCAAGGTGATGACATCGCTTATGAGCGTTGTCGTTTTTTAATTCCTGATCTTATTCTTCGTTCTCTTATTGCATCATGAGCGCAACCATTGTTGGAGGAACTTTTAACAATCCAGAGCGTCTAGTTCAGAAGCTAGAGAAAGCTTTTGAAGCATGGGCTCGTTTTGAAGTGAATGATTATTTCCGCGATCAATTCCTGGAGGATAAGTGGGACTATCCTGGAGAGACGCAAAGAAAAAGCGGAGAATTTGTAG